AATATAATCTCCAGATAATCCGTCTTTTTCTTCATTTCGACTATCTCCGTACTCATAACCGATATCTGCTTCAGCTGTTCTTCTATTTGCTCCTGTTGTTTTGCCGCCAACATCAATGCCTGGCTAAACGATCCGGGTATAACAAAAGCCGATTGTGTTTTTTCTCTTAATTTCTTTTCACATTCAATAAAATACCTACGTGCTTGCTTCCCTTTATCATTACCTTCAACCATTGATAATTCCTTAGCAGCATCGATAGTCAGGGCATATTCTATCTGGGGACGACCACCTTGGGGGTTTTTGATAAGATTGTCAAAAACTACATAGTCTTCATTTTCTACTAAACCGTATTTCTCGATACGGTTTTTAATCCAATTAGCAAACTCTTGTTTGCTTTCTAAAAACTGGTGCAAATCTCTTGCTCTAACTACACTCTTACCGTTTTTCTCTGTAATCTTAACTAATACTTCCATTTTATTTAATAATTAAATCGTTGATAATTATATTGTTTTAAAAATTAACAAAACTCACTCCATTATACTGATACATATCATCCCCATCCTGTGACATATAGCCACCAATGGCATTCGCCATTGCGACAACACCGTCGATCTTCTCAATACTCTTCCTCTTGTCCATCTTGATATTATCATTTGCATCCCTGTATATCACCACATTTCGAAACATCCAGCGAATAACCGGATTACCCATCAAATCGACAGAAGCGGAAGTAACGTCAGCCTCCAACTGCTTGGTAGGCTCGCTCATGTTCTGGATCCCCTGGCTAAACTGGTCAAGTATACCGTCGAAACCTTCCTTTTGCAATCCCTGTATCACTCCATGGTATGCCTTGGCAGGGTCGAAAGCGAGATTCCGGACATCATACTTTTTCAAAATAGCCGACATCTCGCTTACCATGACATCGATATCTATTACATCACCGGGGGGCACATTTATCCAACCTTCCTTTTGCCATTGCCTATAATCTACCCTATCTTCCTTTTGCAAAATTTTACCCTCCGGAATC